AGCCCTTCCACCAACAAGTTGGTTTCTTTTATGGTTTGGGATCACGAGACCACCCTCGTTTTCAGCAGAAAACAGGTTACAGTCGGATGCTATGCAATTACTAGGTTCGATTAGTCACGCACGCTGTTGCCAAAGATGGTTAATATCGATCCATCTTGGGCGGAGTGGCAGCTCCGGCAACACGTCCCGCCGTGTGTGTCTAACAAACTTTTCTATCGCATTCACATCCTATAAACAACCCATTGGAGTGGCTGTTCTGCTGAGGTCTTGGTGATTTTCAATATCTGGCCCTCCATTTGTGTCACCAACTCACAAATGGCGATAGGTCTGGCACTTTCATAGTCCACGTCACCGCTGATTCCTGGCCCAACAAGAGTGGGTTTGGTGAAGCCTCCCTCAACCGTACCCCGCACTATAATGCACCATTTCCCAGCGGCTACCACTCTTAGTTGTAGCTCGTTGCCATTAACCGAAGGGACCACATACGTTGGTCCGTCCGACACCTTATCGTTGCTTGCCTGTGAAATTTTGGCCGTCTTGGTTGGGTCACTCAGCACAATCGTGTACTGTATGAACAATTCGCCCACCACAGTGTCAGCCTTGTCAAACCCGTATGTTGACAAGACTATCCGCCCAAAATCGACTAGTTTGGCATCATCACTAGCCGAGTCCCTGATGAACCGGGTTTTGCCGTCTACTGGTATCACTAGATCCTTAGCTGTCTGTGCAGCAGTTTCCACATGTTTGCCCAGATCGTAAAATCCAACCTTGGTGGTTGGTGGTGTGTCCGAAGCGTCATCGTTGAATCCCAGAGCCACCCTCCCATTGGTCTCGAAGCTGCACGCGGGTGAGTACTTCACAGTGAGCGCAGTAATGCGGTACTTGTTGAAGTTCGTCGCCAGCAGCGAGAGTTGAGGGAAGACGGCTACGTTTCGGGGGGAAACGACCCAGTCTTCAAAGCTTGGGATAACACCTGTGGTACCTTTGACGGTGCTTAATAGTTCGGTCTTACTCATCGTCATGGACTTTCCAGCTTGTCCTGGTGAATTCCTACTGGTTCTTGGAGGAGGGTTCGTCATCCGTGGTCGTCGGGGTGTGAAGGCTAGGATCGCTGGAGTGTATCCAGCAAGCATTTCAGCTCTCCTCTTCTGGTTCGTACTCAGAGAGGCCCAACCCCTTGTCACCAACTTCACGGCCAACTTGTCCCCCTTCTGCGCCAATGTTTGCACAGTAGGATTCATCGCGATCTTTTCTCCTTTATTTTCCATTTGGTGTACTTATCGAAATGTGTTGTTGTTTAGAACTATCAACAGAGTAGTTGTAATAGCAAGCTCTTTCTGCCCGAGAGATGCTGTTCAATAGAAGACCACAAAATGACAGCGCTATTATCTGATTTAAAGTTACCAGTGGGGGCAAACTAAAAGTTGAAGTGAATGTGCACTTCAATCTTATCAGCAACATTAACCCAATTACCCCCGTTAGTACTATCAGATGCAGGTTTACGGATGGCATCCTTGGCCACCGATCTACGTGTCTTTTGTTTTCCTCTATTCCCAGCGAGCATTTGCTTCCCAACTACTGGTACTTCCGGTTCAATATCCATAGTGAATCTGCCGCTTCACACTGGGGCCCCACGTTGGTGTTGATAGTGAGAGACCTGATCTCCCCCTCCAACGCGATTTGCTGGTCTGGCGTAATGCCGAATGCCTGGTAGAAGCTGAATCGGCACACCTCAGACACAGCAGAATAGCCCCGCTTAGCGCGATCCGCCATCATAAAGAACCCAGAACTACTCTTCTCCGTGATATTTTTGTTCTCTTTCACATTCCCGGCTGTTTCAACGTATTTTTGGTAGAACTCTTGCACAACTGGAACCCCCCCGGCAATCCGCAGACCGCACATTCCCACTGACTTCAGCCATTGTTTTGCGTTCTTTTCGTTGTTCCAATGCACTAAGGAGTGAGAATCCTTGCTCATGCTCACCAAAGGGTCCCTGACCATCAGCCAACCTGCTCCATCAAACACCGGTGCCATCTGGCAGAACCTGATCTTTTCCATTTCGTACACTGGCTCTTCTGCTATGCAATTGAATCCAAATCGACTCCATCCCGTCGTTAAATTACTCACGACGTAGTCGATGTCTGTTCTTTCGCAAATGAGCACGCAGTCATCCCCATTGTTGATCAGTCTGCTCCTGATTTTCATTAAGTGTTTGGTGATGAGGCAAGCCAACAAACAGTTGCCCAAGGCAGTGTTCATGTCACCGCTCATTCTGCACCCTTCCTTAGTGTATCGCAACATTCCATTGCTCGCAAAACCCACGCCATGATTCACCAGTTGCATCTTGAGCAAGTTGGCGAGATGAGCGTCCCCTTCAAAACAGGCTAAATAGCATGAATGTTCGAACTCGAGCGCGGCTACAGACACATGCTGATCGAATCGTGACATGTCAAATCCTATGGCTACAGGTGTCTGGAATTGATTCCATGCGCTCCAAATGTGCTGTGCTACCTCCTCTGTAGTGTATCCTTTCATGACTGTTGGTCCTCCCCAGATCTTGTCTAAGGCTTTGTAAGCATGGTGTTCATACTTCTTTAAGTACCGGCCCAACTCCACATTGTAGCGAGGGCTCCTAGGTTGTATAACCCGAGGAGCAGGATCACTTTTCAGATTCACGTTGAATTTCTCCGCCTTGATAAAGGTTTTGAGATCGCCATCCTTCCTTTCGATAGCTCTATCGAGTAGAGACGCTGCTGCATTCTCATAGATTGTGCGTTTCCTGCCCTGATAACAATCTACCAAATCATTGGCAGAGATCCGGGAATGATTGCCACACACTCTATGGAACCTGCGTCGCAGGTATCCCATCTCTTTAAAGCTGCCGGGTTCAGGTTGCGGACAGCTGACTAGCTCCTTGTTACGCTCAACATAGAAAACTCTCTCAAGGAGCCCTCGTCTGAGGTTTGCGTACGAATGGTTGTGGACCCTATATTCATAACCAGTGGTTATGGCATTCTGTACGTAGAGTTTTCTCTCTTTGGGAGGACAGTGCCCGTCTACCTCAATCACTGATGGGTGGCCTCCACGACGAATTTTCGTCTCCACACCATTGAGGTAGAACAGGCCCCCCTATTTGGGAAAGGTGACGGGTTTGTTGGAGTCAAACCCGTTTACAACGCACCACATTTCCCACCATCTTGCCCTATCTAATGGATTTACCATTAGCCTCCAACACCACCCTTTCCTGTTCAGTATGCTTGCCATTGCGATCTTTCTTCCGTACGCTGCGTCAGACGCCAATCCTGCCATCATCCTGATCTCGTGGACGTCAGGGGTAAACACCAGCACCATAGCAGCACTCACACAATCTCTAGTGTGGGCGGGCACAACATGTCTTTCCTTGCATTTCCCCGTCAAAAACTTGGAAACGGAAAGGTAGTTGGCCTTGCTAGGGCTGATGTCACCACCAAAGTGATTTTTGGCTTCGATGGCTATGGAGCGAACGAATCGTTGTCTCAAGTGCCTGTTTACTACACGCTTCTTAGAGACGACAACCTCTTTCCCATCCACTTCCGCCTTAACCTCAATCAACTGAGTCAATTCCTCCGGTGTTGACTCCTCCACATTATCAATTTCTTCGTCTTCACCCCTTATCAATCCTTGGTTGGGATTACCATAAGGGGATTGGACTATTAGGCACTTTCCTCCACTAGATACGATCCTTCTCGCCCCGCGCACACACTCCCTATTGAATTCTACAACACCGATGGTTGCCCGAACGGCCAGTGCTGCGCTACCCACAGCTACCAAACCACCGACTAGAGTGCATCCAATAACGCCTTCCACTAGTAGACTGGGTAATCCCATAGTGAAAGCAGATGGTTGGGATATATAATGTAATTAAGATAGAGTGTAGGTTTGCC